TAATTAATTATTTTCATTTCCAAATCAACCTTTTGCTTTTCAAATGTTAAGTAGGTTAAAAACTTGTGTATTGGTAATTCTGTGACTTCATCAAATCGGAGAATGTTTCCTTGAGCTGCTCCATAGATAGAAGCGTACCATCCCCAGCGTTTTCCGAATTGTGCTTGTTCACTATATTCTCCACCTCCGGATTCGCCGCTAAATAAGACATCGTACTGTTCACTAAGTCTTTCCCTAAATCCCAAAAAAAAACCATTGCACCTAAAGCGACATCTAAAGGCATATCCTTTAATACTTCGGAATACTTATCCGAGCCTTCGTATTTCTCAATCAAATATCTATCTGCAAAGCTTTTTGTAACTGGTCTAAATAATACCGCCATCGCTTGGTGCATCTTTTGCCAATCAGAAATATAAGCATCTAAGTCTATCAATTCACCTGATGTTATATTGTCAAGATTAGGAACAAATCCATAATCAACACCGTTTAATTTAAACCTATTGATTAGCTTATTCTTATCAGTAAACAAAGACCCTATCTTGCCGCTTATTTCTTCAACATCCTTAAAAGACATTAGCATAACAATCTTTAGGCTAACATCACAAAAGATCTGAATCATCTTGTGTTTAAGGAAATCCTCTGTTTGCCCTTCAATAGCTGACACCTTTAAAAATGCTTGGTATTGATGCAACTTGATTTCGTTTAAACTTGTTGGTATTGTAATTTTCATGTTATCTTATAAACGTAAAAAGCTTGTATTGTTTTTTTTTAATATACGAAATACTTCCCTCGATTAGGATTGTCCATATGGAATATAACATTGTAACGGATAGCATCGATTAAATGGTTGTAATCATCAATGTAAAGCTTAGATGCCTTATTGATATAAACATAGTTGTTTAGTTCCTTAGCTATATTAGAACTATCAGGATCTACAATAATGGTATAATCTTGCATTCGTATTATACCGCTTTCAATAGTCCCTTTCTTAACTGCTTGTATATTTATACCTGCATGTTTTAAATCATCTATTAAACGAGGCTCTGCGCTATCTGCAATGATTAATTTTTTACCGCAATAATCTTTAATCATTAATGCAAGAATATGAGTTTTTAATCCTCTTTCATATAACTCCTCCTTGACATAGATAATCTTCTTCGCTTTATCTATCGCAACTTCAGCTAATGAATCTGGATCTATCGAAAAACCAAAATCTAATCCGTATGATGATTGCAATCCGTCGGGGTTGAACTCGCCAAACTTCCAATTTGTAAATACCACACCTTCGGCTTTATCCAACCAACCTCCAAGTATTTGATGCTCGTACTTTTTAGGGTTCGTTTTTTTGATACGTTCAATCTCATCTAAGAAAGACTGGTCTAAGTTTTCTCTGTTATCTTCAAACGTGGTATGAATATAGGTTGTGTTTCCCTTGATACCGTTGAACCCTTCTTGAACCCCCTCTTGTTCAAAGAAACGTTTATAAATCCAATGCTCCTTAGTAGCTGGATTAAGTATTAAGATGATACGGTTCTGGAATCCTTTTTGCCTAATAGATAGATTTATTTTATCAAAGATTAACTCATCGTTTAGTTCTTCTGCTTCGTCTACAATCCAAGTTGTAACGCCCTGTAAAGACTTAAGGTTTGCAGTTTGGTCACCGCTTGAAGTCTTTATACCTCTAAATATTATCTCGCTTCCCGATGCTTTGTTTTTGATTTCTGACTTTGTGATGTCAAAGTAATCATGTGCATTTAGTAGGCTTATCTTCTCTTGAAATTCTGGAATAATAGACAAGTGTGCGCTTGTCATGGTCTGTCTGGTAAATAGGATTTTATGTCCTGCTTCGAATGATAAGATAGAAGCAAACGTACCAACACCAAAAGACTTAGACGAACCACGCCCTCCAGTAATTACAAAGAATCTGGTATCATTCTTTAAAGCTTCGTACTTTCTGTTAAGTTCAATCATTGTAGTCAGGACAGGATTCGAACATGTATGGAAACATTTTATAGTTGTTTAATTCCAAAGCAACTTACACTTATGCGTTTACCAATTTCGCCACCTAACTATTGTACTATTTTATCTTAAACACATCATTAATATTAAACGTGTTAATATCATGTGTGTTGTGTTGGTCTACTACTTGCTTAGGCATACCGTAATTATATTGGAAAAACAATTTAACTGCCCAATCCTTACCATCATTTAAAGCCGCCTCTAACGCTTCATAAGCTTTAGGTTCTAATGGTGATAATTTTTCAATTAAAGATTGTTCTTCCGCTTTGCTTTTACGTCCTCCGTTTGTGCTATGACCTCCGTTGTTTTTTCTTTTATCCACAATTAAAAAAAATTAATTAATTAAATACTTGCATCATACACCCGTTTTAAATCAGATACATATTCTCTCCAACATGATGCGCAATTAGATGATTCTAAATTAATCTTAAACACGTTTAGATATATCTTAGACAAATCACGTTGCATCAAAGGTGATAGTATATTAACGTTATTTTCGTAAAATGATTTTAAATAATTTTTATCATCATCATTTAGACATTCTGGTTTCTTGTAAGGAAAGATTTTATTTAATAATAGTTTGCGTTCTTCACATCCGCAATCAATACCGGTTAAGTCTGATATAACATCAACTACCTTTTTAATTCCTGTGGCTTTAGTGACTGCTTCAATAGAATCCCCTAACCCTCGCTTTGTTCTTTTTGCCATTGTTTAAGTTTGTTTTTACAGTTTGTAATAGTATTATAAACCGAGCTAAATGTAATATCAAGCTCTTTGGATAATTGTCGCATTGACATTTTATTGTTAATATAGGTAAGAAACATCTTCTTATCGTACCAATCCCATGTATCTATGTAGTCAAAGTATAAAGACACATCATTAACAACTTCTATGTTTTCCGGTATGTTTAGGATTTGATCGTTTAGTTCTAACTTAATAACTTTATTTCTGTGTAAATTCATTGTTAATGAACGTAGTACAAAATAAAAATAAGCTTCGTTTATTTGTTTACCGTAAACCTTAACATATGCTTCTTGCACGATGTCCTCAGCATAAGCTAACTCACCGAATTTCTTAACTTGCTTAATCCAATGTGAATGTTTTTTATACATCTTCTTTAGAATAATAACCTATGCTAACTAATTGACCTTTAATTGCCTCCATTACTTCGTCATAATTAGCTTGATCTGATAAGATTGTAATGGTTGTTTTGTCGTAGGCTTCGATTTTTATAAGTATTTTATCTTCCATTATTTACAATCAATTAACTCTTGTTTAACTTCTTTATAATAATTATTCAATGGTATATTACTGCCGTCTTCCCCCGTATGATATAACATCAAATCAACCGCTATTAACGCACATTGTCTAGCATAAATAAAATCAATTAATTTTAACCCGTCTTGTATGTTTGGATGTTTACTTAATATTTTATCTATTAAATCTTTTGCTTGTTTTTTAGGTATTTTCATAATTGTAAATGTATAAAATAATATTTATTAATACATAATTTAGTTTTTAACATTTATCTACCATTGCATTAAACCCCAATGAATTAAGTAAATCAATCATGTATTGTTGTAAAGGTTTAACGGTATCTGTTTTTTCTTTGCATTCGATAAACAAAGGTATTTCACCAGACTTAAGACATAATAAGTCTGGTATACCGTTCTTGTTAGTCTTAATCAAATTAATTACAAACCAACCTAAAGCCTCGTATTTCTTAATTGTTTTTGTTTGGTGCTTACTTGCCATTCTTTAAACTTTTAATTCTTATTGTTCCTACTTGTTTGAGGTCTTTAGATTTAAACCAAAGTCTATTATTGATATTTTTATTATTTAATAAAATACGGTGAGGTAAATTAGAATCTGATTTGTCAAATTTAATTTCAATTCCTGTTTTACTATTTAAAAAATCATAATATTCATTAGTATTCACAACCTCAAACAATCTAAATGTATCTCCTACTTTCATACTATTTCTTTTTAAATTGTTCATAAATATTCTTGTTTAAAATGTGATAATGTAAAATTCTTTTTGTTCATTACTGCCTTAAATATTTTATCTTCTATTCCTCCTTTAGCAAATATAAAGTAAATATCATTAGTTTTTCTTTCCATTGTTGTTAACCTATCTCTTGACTGCCAATATGATGTGGCACTAAAGTCAATATTCAAATATACAAGATAATCAGCAGCTTTCAAACTAATGCCTTCACGACCAGTTACGATTTGCAATGCTATGTTTTTATCTGTGGTGTTGAACTCTTCTAAATCAGTTGTTAACTTATCACCATAACATGATTTTAATAGGTTTAGTTCTTCTTTGAACTTATAAAATATAGCAATCTTCTTACCCTTAAACTTATTAACAATAAACCATCCCTTTGAATGATCCATCACTATGCTATTACCTGATTCAAACTTAATTGTTCCAGAATAAAGCTGGTGAAGTTTCTGCATTAGTTTAACAGGTGTATCTGCAAGTATTACCTCTGTCATTCCTTGCACTACTAAATCATTACATAAACGTTTACATATTGAATATGTTCGATCTTGCATATCACAATATATCACATGCTCGTTTATAACGCTTGTAAAGCCGGCTAACTCTTGAGTGTACGTTATCATATACTTATTAATAAAAGTGTCTATAAGCGTCTTATTTGCATCGGAGTAATCATTACATAATCCATAAGATACAAACTTTTGTTTTACCTTAACAAATTCCTTACACCATTTATAGAAGTTACTATACATTTTAAACGGTGAACGATTAGAAACCCAAAGCTGGTGATATATTTGCGAGTAGCTTTCTGGTGTTGGTGTACCGCTTAAAAAGATAAACGGCTTATCAGCAAATCTTTTCTTTAAATCCTTTGCCATCTTTCCCGGCTTAGGATAGGAACCCAACCTATGAGCCTCATCCATTACGATACAATCAAAGTCATTATCTTTAATGGTGTGCAATGATTCATTATTGATAACAGTAAGATCAAAGCTATAACCAAAATCTTTATAGTCTGATTTAATATTACCGATAGCTTTTTTCTTTGTAAGAAACAGCACCTTATCATATTTATTCAATTTACATACCTCTAAAGCGGTTGAACTCTTACCTGTTCTTACTTGCATTGATAGGTAAACTATACCATAATTCTTTAATATCTCTGATGCTTTTATAGAATTGTCTACCTGATACCCTCGTAACTCTTTCATAATCAATGTTTTAAACGATTTTAAAGTATTTTAAAGCATTTTAAAGTAATTTTAAAGTAAATAGTGTCTTTAAAGTACTTTAAACCCATTTTTAAAGCTTTTCTTTTAAAATCTTTTTTTTTAAAATTATTTTTTAAAATTATTTTTTTTATTCTTTAACTACATTTTAAAGCAATTACTTTAAAATCACTTTAAAACAGCCTTTAAATATTAACCAGTGCTGTTTTAAAGTTTTAAAATGCTTTAAAATACTTTAAAATTTTTAAAATCGTACTGGTTAACTAATAATTAATTTTATCAGACTTTTTTAAATTATCTTCTGCCTATAAAGGTTGAAGATTTGTATAATGGCAAAGTTTATAAAGTTCTTCCTCTGTATTTGCAGATGCTAATGGAATTATATGATCAATATGCCACCCAAACAATCCATGATTATCCCAATTCATACCATCAACAAATTGATTTTCTAAATGTATCTTAACCGTTTCAAAATCACATCCTAAAATATTTTTAGTAGTATTATTTTTACTTAATTTACCAGCTTTTAAAGCATGTTTTATTCTATTTCTTAAAATTCCAGATAATTTAAATAAAGGATTTGTATTTCTTTTATTTTTTACATATGAATTTACTCTTTCAGATTTTATTTTTTTATAACTTAAATAAGTTTTCTGATATTTTTTACAATCTCTAAACCACCAAGCTTCAGTGTTTTTAATTTCCATATTTTGATGATAATAATTTTTAAGTAATTCTTCTG